GCAAATTGCTTTAATACACGCGGGTCTACTTTTTTCATTTACGCCTCTTGCTGGGCTTGAAGTTCGGCATACTCGCTGTCTGCGGGTATTGATAACCGAATGCCCTGCTTGATAGCCCAATGATAGACGTTATCAAGAAAGTGTACAAACTCGCCTTTTGTAAGTGTACTAGTTCTTTTTACTTGATCAGAAATTTTCTGGTTACCAATCGAGTAGCAACAAGTTCCTAAAAATCGTTGTTTAAGCCACAGCTTCCAGACATCGGCAGGCTCTTCGTGGTGAATCTTATGTCCTTTTTTTTCCATTTCTTTCGCTATTTCCCTGTACCAAATATGTGACATAGCGTTTTGGCTTAGACTTCTAGGGTTTTGATAAGGTTCTAATTTAACGACCATCGGAACTTGGTAGTCCCAGCCATCCATTCGCTTTAGTATGAAGGGTAACTTTTTCTCTAGCTCCTGACTGCTGCCGACTTTGACGTGGTCGCCCTGCGTCACAGTTTCACCCGTAACCACTTAGCCATTATGCGTTCCGAATTAGTTTCAAGGTTAGAACGCGTGGCCACGCACTTTTGTGCTTCCGTATCTGATAAAAGGCTATTTTTAGTAAAACTACATGCTGGTTTTAACTGCTTGGGCGTACAGTATTGCGTACGGTACAGCCTACTTTTCATTGTTCTATATTTAATTATATCTCCGTTTAATTCGTTGCAAACTTTTACATAATCAGAAATTGTGTAAAATTTACCGTCTTCAAAAATTGAGTGTTCACCCTTAAATTCAACTAGCTTTTTATTATTTTTACTACGCATTTTTTAGATCTCCATCGTAATAAAATCCAAACTTTTGTAAATAAAAGTTTTTCATTAATGTTTTTTCTTCGTTTTCAAGCCAAGTTATATCAGTCATCTGCATATCAATGGACTTTGCCCTGATACTTCCACTTTTATTATGCTTTTTAGCAATCGGTGAGCCGCCCTGATTTTGCGCCTTAGTCAACCAAAGATTGACAAAGCGTTTAATACCGCTTTTTGTCTTTCTCTTCGTAGGGTTAGCATCGCACCATGATTCCATAGCCATAAGCTCTTGGTGTACGTTGACTGCTGGAAAGGCTCTCTGCCAAGCGATTACATCTTTTTCTTCTGGCTGCCAATCTTCTTTAGTATTTAGTAGCATATTATTCCCCGAATGCTTGTTGATATAGGTGAGTCTCAACCTTGTTAAAAAATGAATCAATCGACTCTAGCTCATTGTATTTCTTTTTGCCTCCATCTTCTCGCTCAATAAGGCCATCTGAGTTCTGCCCTTTTCTTTTTATCTGACAGGTATCCCAGTAATCCGATTTCCTGCACCAGCCCATAAACTTTACATTAGTCGCCAGCTTCTCTCCTTTCGGAATAAAAACACTAGCAAAAACATAATAGTGACAAGGGTAATCCCTTTGGTACAGGTTGACGTGAGTATCGTAGCTTGGCAAACATTGTACAGTTCTTTGCTTGGCTTTTAAGTCAACAGTGGCTCTGCCTATCTTAAAGTCGAAATGATAGCTCGTAGCTGCTGTGTATTCATGCTCTAAAAAACGATCACTTAAAGCGCCTTTAAAAATCAGTTCAGCAAGGTTTCCAGCGTATTGACCTGAACCATTAGCTAACATCGTCTTGCCGTTAAATGCTTTGTTGGTCGCCATCTCTAACGCTTTTTTGTGATTAGCTTCAGTTGGAACTAATATCATCTGAACCTCTTTTGTTCTCCTATGGCTCGGCAAGCCTCGCCCGATAAAGTTAGTAAATATGTTTCTAATAATTTTCTTTTGTTACTTTTAGAAACACTTTATTTAAGATAATTTAACCCTTTTACTACAGTTATAGTAAATTTACGATCAGAGGGCTAAAGCAACTCTGCGGTAATAGTTGTGATCGTATCGGATATCCAACCTATCCTTTAATAACTACCGAGTTATCGCAGGGGCTATGCACTGGAGGGTCAACCACGCTCTGACGTTTTATTTAAGGAGTCCGTCAGCCTCTAGCCCGATCACTTTTTGTACTTTAATCTATCTAAATATAAAAATAAACTTATTTGTCTATTTATAACCATATGCTATAAAAGCGTTAATTGTTATGCCTAAAGCAGAACATAACAACTGAACTGTATGTATCTTTAAGTTTTTACTTTTACGCCAGCGCAATACCTGTTGCGGTGAAGTGCCAGCTATTCTTGCAAGCTCTCGACTCTTTACTCCTTTATTTTTTTGTGCCGCAATTAGACATTTGCCTGTGTTAATTAATTCCATGATTTCAAACCTTGTGATATATTAATTGGGTCGGTTCCTCCGATCGACAACCTCCTATGGTTTGCCCCCCGAAAGGGGGGCTTTTTAAGCCTAAAATGGAATATCATCATCCAGTTCTTCGATACTCATATCTTCCTTAGCTGTAGCACCTTGACCTGCTGATCCTGCTGGTGAATGTGAGTCGGTATAAAACACCTTAACATTGCCGAGAATCGGTGTTTTAGCCCCTGCTTCTCGCTCTTCTTTATCAAGACTCTGGCTTATAAACCCATTATTATCATATTGATCAGATACAGCAGTATCGACAAAGGTAGTCAGGTCTAGATATGTACCCTTTGCGCCCTTATATAGTCGTGACTTGTCAATCTTGGTAACATCAATTCTTACAGATAGTCCTACTTTCATTTTAAATTCTCCACTTGGTTTAGTATTTCAGACACAGCCCCTTGGACTTCAATGGCTAGTTTTGCGATATATTCTTCATCGCGTTCAACCCGCACTAGAACATGCGGCATTTCTGGATGGTAGGCAAAGAAGTCCCACCAATCACTTTTGGTAATCCACATACAGCCCTGAATCTGCTGCCAGTATTTCTTAACCCCGACCTGCGGATCACGCAGATAGCTGACCATAGTTTTAGGGGCTGGGCATTTAATCTCTAAACCTCCATATTCCAATATCAAACCATCAGGCGAACAGCCAAACTCATAGCTGTTATGTAGAATAAAGCCAGTCTCGATAACATGGTTACCAGATATAAACTCATACGCCTCCCTAGCTTCTGGCTCTAGGTCAGTGCCGCGCTGCATCCACTCTGTAATGTGGAACGGCTCAGATTGCCTTGTAAGGCGTTCTGCGATCAATTCATTGATGTACCCATCAGCAGAAGTGCTTGGTTTACCAGTTAGTGTTATTAGCTTGGAAAACATACTAGCGGATGGCCTGCCCAGTCTTGCAGCAAGCCATTCTGGTGATCCCTGCTCATGGTCTAAGATGATCACTTCTTGGCCTCTAGTGCGGCAACAGCGCGATCAAAGTGCATCGCTAGAATCTGATCGACCGACCGAACCTTCAACCACTTGCAGAATTTCTCGCTGTCGGCACCAGTCTCATTAAGTAATTTTTTGATGGCGATTATCTGGTCGTCAGTGATAACTGCGTTCGCTATTACAGGGTTTATATCTTCACCTGCGTAGATGTAGTGACCAAGCCCAAACATTGCGAAACATTTGACTAGACAGCGCATCTTGCTAGAGTTGATAGCAAACTTATCGGGGTTTGCGATAGCCTTATTGCGGTGATCCATAACAGGAAGCCACATATGCCGCATCATCATCTGATCTTTCTCTGAGCCAGTATGTATATGGACTACGCAACTAATCTCAACTGTCCCTGTATCCTCGCATTTATCCTCTTCGAAAGAGTAATGCAGGTCAGGATAATGCTCCATCATAGTGCCGTAAGCCCAAGCCCACGACAGATATGATAAGTTGCCTTTTTTCTCAATATACTGAGATACATCAATAGCAGATAGGGTCTGCCAGACCTCTTTAGATAAACTCACTTTGACCTCCTACAGTCATTTCGCTATTAGCAGTTTCACATTGCTCTAAAGCATATTGGTCAGCGTAACCCCAATAATACTCTGGATTTTCAACATTCCTAACAGGATGCCCATGAATGGCATCATATTCGCCTTGCTCGTAATAACTTAGATCATTAATATTCATAATTGCCTCATACCCTGTTTTGTTAATTGAGGTTAAATCTTAATCTATTTAAACTATAAAGTAAACCTTTTTGTTGATTAATGTGCAAAAAAAAGCCCCACGCTAGGCAGGGCTGATGTTCTACGTGGAACTTAGTATGACCAGATCGCAGGGCAAGTAAAGCCGTCCTCTTCTGTGCAGCCGTCTAAATGAATAAATCGACCTGAACCTTTCTGTTGAATACCGATCCTCCGTATGCCATGCTTCTGGGCTACTCTAATGATCTCTAACGCTTTTTCTCCGCTGGCTATTATATCGACTGCCTTGCCATACGTGTGCGACCCTAGAGCCTCTTTACGTGCTTCTATTGGATGCTCAGGCGATCTGTACGCGCTAGATAAGGCAAAGCTGAATCCGCACTCTTCGCGAATAGCATTTAGGGTCTTTAAAAAGTTAGTGTCAAAACCTTGATCTCCCGTATGCCTGCAAGACAATTCTTTTGGCTTAAAATAATTCTTTTTTTCTGCATTTGATAATTTAGCCATAAAATTTACCTTCTATTTTTTAACAAGGGCTAAAACTTTACAGCTTGTCTTCGTTGATTTTATCAACCCTTTTTTTAAGCTGCTCAATTATAATACGCTGTTGTTCTATTTCAGTCTTTTGATCTTGCACTAGCACACGAACACGTTCTTCTTCGCTAAGTTGCGGCACAGGAAATGGTACAATCATTCTATTTACCTTCAATTTTTTTTGTCTTCTCAAACGATCTCATGCCGCCAAGTCCCAACAACCCGCCTAGAATAGGCATAAGTGTACCACCATCGGCTTGAGGTATCATAATTCCAAAGCCAGCAGCGATAGGTGAGATTAAGTAGTTGACTGCAAGAGCAAGAACGCAAACCCATCCGGTTGCTGGCCTCCATCCAGACTGGAACCAATTACCTTTGGCTTCTTCAATGTTAAGTTCAACCTGTGCCAGTGCAAGTTCCTGTGCATGTTTATCCGACAGGGTGCTGATTTCGTGCGCGAGTTGAGCTTTTTGATCCTTGTCCTCGATAAATTTATCTAGTAGCCCAGTAACAGGCCCGATGAGTGAAGTTACAATGCTCATAATTTGTCTAATAAAAATAGACCAATGATCAGCGGATAAATGCCCCATAGCATCATCTCACTTTTTTTAAATCTTTGGGAACCTTCATCTAATCGCTTTTCAATATTTTGATAGCGCACAGCACACTCTTTTTCGTGCCCTTCTAGTCTTATTAATGCTTCTTTTACCGTAGCCATTATTTATCCTTTACGATTGTTAATTCATATCCTTTGACTTTTTGTTCAGCAGGGTTAACCCACTCTGGACGACAAAAGGCCACTATCGGGTGATAGTTGTCTTCTCTTCTAGCCAACAAACGAGCATCATTTAAGCAATGGTTTTGGTATAACCAATAGCTCGCTACCGTCTCTTCTGTTTCTGGAGGCAGTTGTACTACTAAAGCAAACACAATTATTAACTCTTGCATGGCTCATGCTATTTAGTTGATGATCGCTGGTTAGATAAAATAG